ATTTAGGCCAACGATCAATCGATCGCCTAATTTCTTTGCTTCTTTGAAATAGGCAATATGCCCGCTGTGTAACGGATCAAATCCGCCAGTTACTAATACTATATCCATGTACATATTTATATGCGTACATTATTCTAGCAATAAGGATTGATTAATTTTGTTGGATATAATGATTTAAGATGTTGCCACGGAAGCCCTTGTGCAATTTCACTAGTATTCCATTGACAATACGCAAGATTATGTAGCCATTGTGTTCGATCAAAAAATGTTGGATTTTCTAATGTGTTTAAATTTGTATTACTTACAGGCCAAGCCATTGAACTAGGACATAAGCTAAACGTAGGCAACCCTTCACATACACTTTCAGTTAGTGCATTAGTATTAAATCCAACAACAGCCCACGCTCTTTGAAAGTCTTGGTACAACCCATCACCGCCATTTAGTAATCCGGCTCCTGAATTATTTTGACTTATTTCAAAATTACTTATACTGCAACGATTAATAATTTCCATTTGTCGTTCTACCCTAGCAGGGTGTAGACGTACAATGATTTTTCTATCTGTGTGCTTGCGTATTTCTGTTAGTGTGTGTGCTAAGAATGCATCGTATGTTCCGTGCTTCTTAAGAAGATTTTTTAAACTACTATCACCGGGGCGTTGTAATACTACTAATATTGCCTCGCCGGGTTGTTGCCACTCTTTAATTTCTATATTTTGTTCTTGCTGCACTCGTTCCCACCTATCTGAAGGACAGTTACTAACATTATACTCACCTTCGTCTTGGAAATAACTCCACCAACTAAATCGATGATATGCTTGCGGAGCAGGATAGTTTGGCATGTTTCTTCTAAACACGGCAGATTCTGCACATATATAAGGCTTACCGCTATAGCGTATAAACTCGTATATATGTCCTAACTTCTTTTGTCGTTTTTGTTCTAAGATATTACTTTGTAAAAATATGTCAGCTTTGTTAATAAGCTCTTTATCTTCCCACTCGGCTATCTTAACATTATTGCCGCCGATGATAGGGTGGTTTCTATAAGCATCTTTTATTGCAACAATTAACGGTTCAGAGGTTTTCATTTACGAAGTACATTCCGGTTTTTTCTAAAAATTTGTGTTTCTTTTTCTTGCCCATTGTTGACGCAATACGTAATTGTTTTGTTTTTTCTTCGTCTAATATTAATCCGTACTCTGCCATCTTAGCAATCCAGTAAGGAGCATTTTGACAATTAACATGATGGTATCCTGTTTGTCCTACAACTGCATGTGTCATAATAACATTTTTACATTGTTGCATTGCCTTTACGTAGTTAGGAATATATTTTTCATATACGTGCTCAACAAATTCTACACTCCAGCCTATGTCAAAAAATTGTTTAACTGGCGCGGGACCTTCTTGAAAGTCGTGAATGATAAAGTTTTCTTTTTTATATCTTTCAAGTGTATGATCGCCGTCAACTCCGAGAACTTTAAAACCTAATTGTTCAGCAAGCTCTACCATGCCGCCTGGGCCGCAGCCAATGTCTAAAAAACTTGTATGTCCTAATTGTTTTAACCATGTTAGAGCACCTTCGTCTAAATGTGTTAATCCGTTGTGTCCACCTAGGTGTTCGTCTAGCATTATATATTCCTTACCATAAATTTTTTGTATGTATCAAGATACTTAGATTTTTCTTTTTGGTTACCTTTGAGTGTTAAAAATACACTCTGGTTTCCATTTTTTCCTATACTCATCCAAAATAATCTTGCTGGTTGTTCATTGTATGTATACTTTTTACTAAGTTCAGCGAGTATAGTTTGGTCCCAAAAAGGTGCCCATTGTTCAATAGGCTTTTCTAATAATTTAGCTGCTAATTCATCTTTAAAGCCCGCTTCGCCATAAGTTACCAGTCCTGCTAACCAGTGCTTTGCTTTTAAATGTCTTAGCATAGTAATCTTATGCTTAGTAGCTTCTTCAAACGCTTGTGGAGTGGTTTTCCTTGTGCATATAGTATCAGCATCAAGTGTCATTACTAGATCATTATCTGTAAACTTTTCAGCAACTTTTAAAAATCTTACACATTGCAAATATCCTATTTTAACAGTGTCATTTGGGAAATCACGGTGTTCAGTAGTATACTCAACACCGTCAATTTTTTCGACATGTATTGGATTAACCACGTGTACATGGCATGTTATCCAAGGATTAAAATACCTAATACTTCGTATTAGATGTATCCCCCAATCTTCGTAGTACTTTTGATCGCATCCTATAAGAACATTATAAACTTGCATCTTCCATCCCTGCTACTCTTAGCTTTACAACATTAGTTATCTGCCATTGCTTTTGATCAAGACCTTTTAAGAGTCCTAACCACTTGTTGCGCATTAGTGCAAATTCGTTGATAATCTTTTCGTAGTCAACAACATCTGCCTCACCGTCTACGTATTTTTCAACGTCACGGCTTGACAGAGCTCGTTGATAGTTTTCAAGGTACTTCTTAAAGTATGAGCTACGCAATCTACGTAGCTCAATGTTTAAGTAATGTAGGATTGCTTCAATCTCTTGAAGTTGATTAAAACGATGCTCAACGATACCGGGCATTTCTGCCGCGGCACGTTCAACATTGCCTTTGAGCTTTACTTCAACCCGGGCTTCGACTAACTCGTCTTCGAAGAATTGCACAGCTGAAGGTATCTTAGATATATCTCGTGATACTTCACTATACCATCCCATTATTCATCCCAATCTGTTTCTTCTTCTAGAACATCTTCGTCAATGTCTAGATAATAGCTAATTGCATGATCTAAATTTTCTTCAGCACCTATTACATCTTTGAATGTTTCGTCACTAATACCAAAATCAGCTAACACATCAACATAGCGTTCGGCTGCCATTTCAACATGTTTCTTATCTAAGTACTCTTTTAAAGTTGTCCAAAGTTCTGCAATCTGACTATCGTCCATTATTTACTCCTCGATTAGTTCTTCAATATTGTTGTCAATTAAGCCTACATTAACATCGGTATTTACCACAGGCTTCATCTTCTCGTCATATTCCATCATAATCTGATCAAGTCTATTATCAAGCATCCATGCTTTACGATATTCAAGAACTTCTTCGCCTGCTAGGTTAATATACTTGAGTCGATTGCCTTGCTTAACTAACAAGTTCTTCTTCTCAAACAATTCAACTAACCCGCTGTAAGGATTCATACCAGTTTCATAAGGAATCTTAACCTGCACACCTTCGAAAGGTTTTGCATAGCGTGTCTTCATTACTTTACAACCAGCACGGATACCCATAACTTCTGAGATCTTATTGCCGTCTTCGTCTTCTTTCAACTTCATCTTTTTCATTGCAACAACAATACTTGATGCATAGATAAAGCCTGCACCGCCACTGATCTTATCATCTGGATCAAACATATCCTGCGATGCATAAGTGTGGTTAGTACATACTAAGCCTACGTTAAGTGAGCCAATCATGTTAACAGTATTACGGACTAATGAAGTTAGTGCCTTAGGCTTACGACCCATATCACCTTTCATATCACCCTTGTTAAACTGATCAACATCAGTAGGTGTTAGCAACATACCCAACGAATCAACTACAAACAATACTTTAGGACGGTCTTCTTCATCCATAGCACGATAGTCGTTAACAAATGTTGAGATAGTTTTTGCCACATCGTCAATCATACTCATATTAAGTTTGAGTAACTTCTCTGGACTTGTGTCTACTTGTAGAGCTTGTAGCCAGCTTTCGTCAAGTGCATTTTCTGTATCAATTAATACTACAAAAATGTCTTGATCCTGTGCGTGTTTTACAATGTTGCCGGCGCAGAAATAACTCTTACCTGCTCCTGATTCACCTGCAAACACAGTAACCTTACCTAGTGGAACTCCTTTGTGAAAGGATCCTGAGATAAGATAGTTTAGTGCATATGATCCTGTACTGATCCAATCAGTAGGATCGTTAAATCCTGTACTCATGCCTGAGATACTCTTAGTCAAGTCCTTACGGAACTTGCTAACATCAAATGATTTAGCCATTGTTTCTCCTAATTAGCTGTGATATAAAGAGGGTTGCTACATAACATAGCAACCCTTCATAGTTGCTTTAGCTAGACTGTCTTGAACGAATCATTGCAAGTATGTCTTGTGCATTACCTTCTGCAGGTGCTGCTGGTGCTGCTGCCGGTGCCGCAATAGCTGCTTCTGCTACTGCTACATCTGCCGCAAATGGTGCTGCTTCTGCTGTTGGAGGAGTTGGTGCTACTACTGGAGCCGGAGATCTAGAAGTTGCTGTGCCATTCGATGACGCTTTATTTGGATCACCTGTCTTAGCTGACATTCCCGCTGGACGGAAATATTGACCAAAACGTTCAGCATCATATGCTTCACCGTCTACTGACGCTTCGAACATCTCTTTCATTACTTTAACTTCGATGTCACTTGGCTTCTTTGGAAGAAAGTCTGACAATGTAAATAAAGTGTTTGAATTAACTGCTGCCATTTCTTGATCGTTTAATGGACGATCGCGACGTGCCCAGGTAGATGTTGAATAGTCTGCATAACCGCCTTTAGATGTTTTGTTAAGACGGAAGTCTACACCAGCAGTATAATCTGTTGGTAATTCTTCCATGTCTGGATCCATTAATGCTGCCTTAATAATTTGGAAGATTTGTGGACCAATAATAAAACGTCTAATTGGATTTTCAGGTGTAGTGTCGTCTGTTAATGGATTATCTGTTACAAATCCTTGGAAGATATACGAACGCTTCTTCCAATATTTACGACCCATGTCTTCTAGACTTGAGTCTTTGAACCAACCACGTACTTCGTTAAGAATGTCACATGACTCGCCATACATTTCCATACATGGAATTTGTACTTGTACTGGACGAGAATCAGTTTCACCTTTAATACCTGCAAACGGCAATTTAATCATTAAACGTTCTTTCCAAAAGAAAGTGTTTGTATCGTCTGCATCAGGAAGGAAACGGAAAGTTGTACTTTCGCCTTCTTTAATGTTCCAAAATGGGTAAATTGCGTTGTCGCCACCTGACGAACGATTGCCGCCTGTGTTTGCTTCTTGTTCTTTGAGCTTCGCTCGGATTTCTGCTAATGATGCCATAGTTTAATGCCTCCTGTTAGTGCCTATGATATTTGTAGCTACATTGCTACGGTACTGCGTGCCTTGTTGTATAACAGCACATATACTATTATACAGTTTTACTTATCAGAAGTCAACCTCTTTCTGACAAATTTGTGAATTTAAATGTCTATGCCTGTATTGCCATCAAACGATCGCCTAGTTCTCTAATTTCTTGTGCTACTGACTTTACTACTTTTTCAGCTTCTGGATATGTACTATTTTCTAGTGGCACATGTACGTTTTCTGTAGTTGCAGGAGTGTATTGCTCACCTACTGCCGATGCTTCGATACGATCCATCTCTGCTATTAATTGCTGTATTGTCTTTTCCATGTTATAACCCCGCTAACCTTCTTAGGTCGTCTTGTTCTTCTTGCCCCACCGTTGGCTCCATTACAGTGCCAGTATCTGGTGCGCTTTGTGTTAATACTGCGTCTTCAGTTGCTAGTGCGTTACTGAAAGTATCAGTTAACATATCTATATCCCAAGTGTCAGTTTCGTCTAATACATATTGTGTACCATCGTCACCAGTAACACTAACAATTTCAAATTCACCTTCTTGTACGTAACCAATTGCATTTATTTTAACATTAACAGGTGTACCTTCAAGATCAATTTCTTCTTCTGATCCGGCTCTATAACCTAATCCGTCAAGTTTTGCAGTAAATTCTTCAGTATCGTCTGTACGTTGGACATCTATTAACTCTTTGCTAAAGTCTAGGAAAATCTCTTCGCCGCCTGCTTCGCCTAACATAGCGCCGTTAGTTGCTTTATACTGTTCAAACTTTGCAAAAATTGCTTCGATAAATTTCTTAGCTGGATTAATGTATTGTTCGCCGTAGTCTTTTTCAATAGCTGTTAGTACTGCTGTTTCACCTTTTGGAAACTTACCTGAGTCACGATCAAACATACTAAGTACGTATTCGCCTACAGGTGTTTTTGGCTCTTTTTCTAATCCTTCGTCTATTACTTGATCTGCCCAATTTTCGTATTCTGTCATAGTCGAACCTTCCATTACATCTGGAATGCCGTTACCGTCTTTATCTTCCCACCAAGCGCCTTTTTCGTCATGCGAATCATGTTTGCAATCACAGTCTGGCTTACAATTATGCATTTGACAGCCACAGTCTTTACAATGATATTTTTCATGACCTTTCATATGAGCTTCTACTACATCAGCTTCACCTAACAAATCGTCTGGTCCTAGACCTTCTGCTTTATTTGCTTCACTTACTAGGTTATAAATGTACGGAAATACATCAGCTAGTTCTTCGTTAAACTGTTTAATAGTTAATTGATCAATCCAATTCTCTGCAACGTCTGTAGGTACATCTTCCATCATTGGTGCAGCATATGCAGCAAATGTTTCTGCATAATACTTTGGCTTTTGCAATGACTCAATTGTTTTCTTAACTGTACTAATACGTGCTTTAACTGCGTCAACATACCCTGCTAGGCTTTCTGCCATTACAGCACTACGGCCCATGTAGTTGTTAAACTTGCGTAACTTGCTCATCTCTTCTGACAGACCAACAATGTGTCCACCAAACTCATCAAACGGTTTACCGCCTTCTGCTACATGACGTGCCATTGCTCTTGCACCACTTAGGTGTTTGAACGGATACATAAAACGTTCGCCATCGGCACTTTCAATATATATTTTGCCAATACTACGTGTGCGTCCTGCAGCACTTTCTTGGTTAATACTTTCTGTATGCTTAATTACAATACGTGCTTCGCCTACTTTTTGGTAACTAATTTTACTAGTACCATATAATTTTGATTCGCTCATTGTTTCATCCCCGGAATTAGTTGCTAAAAACTTATAATCTCTTTTATTTAAATTTGACTTTGTTATGTCTCTGGTATCAAAATTTAATAGTCTCTTTTTAGCAAAATACCTTAGCTCCTTTAAAAACCCATACCATTTTTCTTTTGTAAACTTATCTTGACCTTCGATAAAATTATTACTGTACATAACACTTACACTAGTATCATCTACACTTATACTTACCTTACCTAAATTCTGTTCGCCTTCTTTAAAATCAAAATCAAAAAATCTTGCTTCATTGGGAACATTGGTTACATTGCCTTCAGCATTGCCAATCGTAACGCTTGGAAAACGTCCACGTATTTTATTAAATAATTCTTCACTAATTAGGTCTAAGTTTTTCATACTAGTATTTATCAATAGTTCGTCGATATGAAGATGGGCATGGGCGGCTCATAGTCTAATTCATTTTCCATACTTTTAAATGTATTATAGACTCTAGGATCCCAGTCTTTAAGTACTGCCATTATTCGTAAAGCTAATAGTGTAGCACTTACTAAATCATCACCCATTCCCGACTTTGCTTGGAAACTCGATCCTGTTGCTACAAACCCTTTAAGCTCACTAATTAGCGGTTTACTTTTAAGTATCATTTTATCATTTTTTATCATAGTTTTAAGTCTACTACACGCAGAAATCTTAGTACCGTGTGTAGTGTTAAATCCTTTCCGGAACTTCCTTACATGTCCTTTGCGCATCGGTTCACTTACAAACAGCCCCGGAATGTTTTCTTCACCAAAGTCATTAATAACAAGTAAACATGCCTCACCTATACCATTGTTTTCAACACTCCAATATATATTGTTAGCATTTTGAGTTTCTTGTTGTAGATATGTACATATATCAGCAAGTACTCTTATTTGTCCTGGTATAGCCGTTGTGTTATGTTGCCACTCTGCTACTTGCTCGTAGCTAGGTAATTCAAATACTTGTATAGCTGCATTGTCGCCGCCTGTACCCATACTAGGATCAAGTGCTACTGCATAGGTGTACTGACTAGTTGGTTTTTTATACCAACGTGTTTGTCCCATGTTAAGTATTGGGGCCACTCCTTCCATAATAGCAAGTTTAATACTATTAATAAGTGTTTCGTCAAATACAAGGAATTCACATCCGTACTCACGACGGAATTTTTCTTCGCCTATCCGACCAACTTCTGCTACTTTCCATTCTTCGTCACGATCAGGGTGCTCGTCCCATTGTGATATAAAGCTATGGAAGCCATTTACACCTAACTCTTGTTCATTGCCATGTTCGTCAAACTTATTTTCTGCTTGTTTCCAAATGGTTGCAAAGGTATCTTCATCCGAGTTCGGTGTGCTTGTAATAATAGCACGACCACCAGTTGCTAGTGTAGGTGATATTGAAGTCCAAAACTCTTCAGCAATATTAGGTTGTACAAATGCAAACTCGTCACAGTATAGTAACGAGATACTCATACCACGTCCTGTGTTGCCTGTTGTTGTTTGTGCAACAATACGTGAACCGTTTTCAAACTCAATTGATTGCTTGTTATAACTTGTAACACCTGCACGTATGTGATCAGGGCAACTTTCGTACACAAAGCGTATGCGTGACATAATCTCTTGGGCACCTGTATATTTGTGTGCAGCGACTAGAATAGTTTGATCTGGTTTAAACATTGCATACCATGCTAGATAGATACTAGCACATGTAGTTTTGCCTGTTTGTCTAGGCATCATGTTGATGTTAAAGCGGTAGCTATGATAACTGTGCATTAATCCTAACTGATATTTGTAAGGATCGTATAATAGCTTTCCTTGTACAGGATGTTGAATGTAAGCAAAGTGTTCTGCAAAGTACAAGTATCCGATGTCAGGATCCATGCATTTCATTAAGTCTTCAACTTGCTCGTTGCTAAATGTTTCTTGTTTATTGGCTTTCTTAATTAAGACGCCGTCTAATGATGCTGCCATACTGTTATTTAACCTATAATATCGTCATAGTAACCAGTATCGAACCTTAGGTCAAATAACTTACGTTTATCTTGTTGTATTAATACCGGAACAGGAGAGGCATTTGAGCCGTTTGTAGGTTCACTCCACAGCCATTCATAATCGCCGTTATCAATTTTTTTGTGTAATTTTTTTAATCTTCTACGATTAAGTTTGGGACAAATATAAACAATAGCCTGGTTGTTGCCTAGCGGCTCAATCTCTCCAGACCATTGTATAATTTTTATTTCGCCCTTTTTGTGAGCTGCGCCACTCCAAGGACAAACTGGTTTAATATGTTGGAAATATTCTTCCCAATTAACCTCTTGACTTCTTACCACGACTCTTTTTACCTTTAGAGCCCTCAGTTGTTTTAATGTCTTCGTTGCCGCGTGATGCTTTTAACTTCTTCTTAGTACCACGTGAACTGCCCTCGGCTGTAGCTTTTTCTTGCAATGCTGCCCATAGTCTTTCTTTGACTGATTCTACAGCCATTGCATTGTCGCCATCTTGTGCTTTAGCATATGCTTTTTTAGGCTTATGAATGCCACCTGACTGATACATTGTATCGTCATCTTTATATTCTTCGTCTGGTGAGTTATCCCACCCATCTTCGTCAACATCATCATCCATTGGTGATTTGCCGCCGGATAGTTTAATAATATCGTCCATGTCATCAATGTCTTTGCTAGGTGGTGCTAGTCTTGGAGCATTATCATCGCCACCGCATGGTGATTCATCTGGCATATCATGGCCGTGATCCATAGGACCTACTTCCATATCATCATTACCGTCTCTATCTAAGTCTATACCTGCGCCGCCTGGTATCGGCTTAATTGGCATTGGAGTATCTATTGGCATGTCAATTGCTCCAACTGGAGCAGCATTAGGCATACCTGCATTTTTAAGTATATTAAGTAGTTCACTTACTTCACTTGCATTGTCGGCACTCATTGAAATATTCATTGATGCTGATTCTTTAATTGTTTTTTTCATAGTTGTCCTACTTTCCGTTTTTTGAATTTCAGGAGCTGTTGCGCCGCCTGCAGGTCCACCCGGTGCTACTTTACTTTTAGGAGTACCGTCTGGATTATGAGTTGCACTATATTGCTTATCCCATCTTCTTTGTCCAATATCACCGCCTAAGAAATTTTTCTCAGGTCTAGGTGCTACTTTGCCCGAAGCATCTGTTTCTCCAGGCTTAATTGGCGCTGCAGGTTGCTCTACTCCTAGTCTTTTTAAAGCAACGTTAAGATTTTCTAAGTCACCGCCGCTCATTTCACTTCTTAGGTCTGCGGTTAAGTCTTGTTGATACTCTGATTTATACGCAGCAATAACCTTAGTATAACTAGCAGCATCTTTTAATTTAGCTAATATTGCAAACACTGCTTCTTCGTCAGTGCCAAATCCTAAAAAGCCGCCCTTTGTTGCGTTGTACAGTCCTTGTGCAACTTCAATATGATTAGTAACTTGATCTATTGTTTTTGGACCGGCAAACTCGCCACCTTGTACATCGCCTCCTGCAAACTCATCAGCTGCTTGTTGTGCTGTTGAAGCGCCGCTTTGTGCTGCCGGGTCTTCTGTGCTAGAAGTAATTGCTTTTCCTGCTTTAAATGCATCAGCATATTGTGCGTATGCTTGTGCAGTTTCTGGATCTTCTAATTTTGCTTTGTGTTTGTTTAACAAGCCTTTAAGCTCTTCCATTTCCTCTGGACTTAATGCTTCATTTAACTGTTGCAGTGTTTCTAACATTGACCGCATATCAAACATAGATTCTGCAGCTGGTGCTTTGTGTTTAGCAATTAATTCTTGTATACGTGCAAAGTCTTTTTCTAATGCATCGTCAATACTGCTCTGCGGATCCTTTGAATAATCTAATAATGCTTTTGCTGTATTTTTACCTGGGTCACCGTCTACTTTAAGGTCAGCTAGTGTTTGTGCTCGTTTAGTTGCTGAAATACTTGCTGGTCCAAAATATCCGTCTGCTTTAATTTTCTTTAATTCTTCATTATTATTTGCTACACCAATACGCATTAATACAGTTTGGATAGCCGCTGCACTAGCAGATTTTATTTTACCTCTGTTAGTTGCCTTGTTTAATCCATTTGCGTTCTTAGATGCAAGTTCTTTAGGCATCTCGTTAGCAATCCATGCGTCAACATCACCTACTGCTTGCTCAATTGCTTCGTCACTTGAATAGTCTCCGTTGAAACTATCTCCTGCGGCAGCGGCATCAGCTGGTCCGTCAATACCTGCGTTTGCGTCTTTGTCGTCTGCGGCGGCATCAGCTTGTCCGTCAATACCTGCGTTTGCGTCTTTGTCGCCAGCTTTCCATATATCATACTTGTTAATAGCATCATTAATTTGATCAACTACTTCGTCGTCGAAGTCTAATTCCATGCCTTTTAGTTCAGCATACAAACTTTGTAATTCTTCTAATTCGTCAGCTGCAAGTGCTTCTGAAAGTAACTGATCTGCATACGAACGAGGCATATAACTTTCTGTTTTTGTATCTGCCATTGCTTTTGTAAGCAATTCCATAAATCTTGTATACTTTGTTTTTGCTGATTCAAGTTTTTCATTGCCACCTGCTTGTGCTGCTGGTTCTTCAGTGTCAACTTTACTAGCAGGCGTGTCTGCAAATGTAGTATCCTCTGGATAGTCAACCTTCTTGCCGTCAACAATCTCGCCATCTACACTTGCAGGATTCAATGCGCTACGATTGTTTGTATTACCGCGCCACTTTGCAATTACCATTTTGTTAGTTTCTTGGTCACGTTTTTGAAAATAAAACTTACCATCAGTGTGTAACATAAGACTATTTGTTAGACCTAAATTATTCTTGTGGAAGTGTGTTGCTTTAAATTCAGTAGGTTTTGCATTCCTGTCTTTAGGTGCATCAGGATCAACTACTGACCAACCTTTTTTCTTATCAATGTATTGCTTTAGTTTTTCTGTATCTTTTCCGTGTAAATCAAAAACTTCACCGTCTCTATTTTTAATTTGGATACTTGGTTGTTTACGGTCAATATTAAAATTAACTAACGATCCGTTACTTTGTATTCTCCAGGCTTTACGCTCAATTAAATTTATTATTGATCTAATATCATTCATGTTAACTTCCTACAGGGCTTTTACTATTTTCTTCGTTACTAATGTCTTTGCTGTCACCTGGCTTAATACCATCAATTGGATCAATTGCACGTTCTTTTCTAGCAACTTCTAATTCCTTTAGTAGATCCATTGTTCTATTAACACCTACATCGGCTTGTGCGCTTTCGCCGCCCATATCTTCTTTAGTTAATAAAGATTCATATGGTGCTTTGTCGTCAGCAACTTCCATTTGTTGTGCTTCTATAGGATCACCTTCGCCTCTAACAATTAAGTTACTAGCGTGTGTTCCAGTCTCCGTTACTAGATATTGTTCTAACACAAATGCAGTAACAGGATATGTTACTTCTACATCATAGTGTGTTACTTCGCAATTTGCTAGTTGGGGGAAGTCTAACGGTTTTTCGGTAATTGGTGTTTTCTTACCTGCGCTAATCTTCACAACTTCGAATTTCGTCATTGCTTGATCTAATTTATCAGCAAAGCCCTCCGGCAATTCACCAGCAACCCGTAGTTTAAATTTGTATGTCTTTGCAGACTCTGTTAAATATTCTGTAAATGCTTTCATGGTGTTTTCCTACTATAATGTTATTTATCCATACTCTTAAGTTTTTCAAGCAAACTATTACGGTCTGTAACTACATAGCCTTCGCCTTGTACTACATCTCCGTTGAAGGGATTGCTATCTTTATCCATCTTTTCTTTTTTAAGTTGCAGATCTATCATTTTCAACTTTTTATCTAGTTTAGCAACCTTTGCATCTAAGCTAGTTTTAAGCATATTTCCTGCTACTTCAAATACTCTGCCGCTATATCTACTTTCTACATTCATGCCTAAATCCATTAGGTCATCGTATGCTGTCATAGCCTTATCGGCTATTTCATTAAGTTCTTTATCAGCTGCCTCGCCTAAACCTTTTACACTAGGCAAAGCTGATGCAATTTTATCTAATTCAGATATATCTCTAACAGTTTCATGTTGTTCAACAATAGCTGCTTCGGCTCTTTCAACATTTTTTGACTCTGCTATTATTTCTTTTGAGTCAGGTAAATTTAAAAGTTCTTCTAATTTTTTTGTCATTGACTTCTCACATTAACTGCTAATATATTTAGCAACTGCTAGGTATTAATAACACTCTCTCGAAATTCATCCTTGCTTATT